AGAGAAGGTTAACACTCGTGAGGATTGAAATAAATTTGGATAAAGCCATTTCCATACTCTACAATAATAGAGAGCTATGAAATTGATTCCATCGTTAATTCTTGGTTTCACCCTCGCGACTTCGTCGTTTGCGGCTGAAAAGAAACAACCCACAGCGGAACATCTTCAAAATGTGTCTGTTACAATTAGATCAGAAGGCCCTTGGTCGGCTGGAGAAGGTTCTGGAGTTATATTTAGTCGAAAAGACAAAAATGGAAATTTGGTGAATTTTGTTTGGACTGCGGCCCATGTCATAGACAATCTTCGCTCTGAAAGAAAAGTTTTAGTTAATGGCTCGCCGAAGACATTGGTGGAATTTAAAGACCCTTTGATTATCAAGGAAATTCGACAAAACGGCAGAACAGTTGGACGCCTCCAAATGGATGCAGAGGTGTTAAAATACTCAGAAAGCGAAGATGGACACGATTTAGCGCTCCTTCGTGTGCGCAAATACAATTTTGTAACCGGCAGCGTGACATTTTATCTCGATGAAAAAATCCCGCCATTGGGGACAGACCTCCTGCATGTTGGTTCGCTACTGGGCCAAATGGGGGCAAACAGCATGACAGACGGAATCTATTCTCAGCACGGTAGAATTTTAAAACAATTGAACAAGCGTATTTTTGACCAAACAACCTGCACCGCTTTTCCGGGTTCTAGCGGCGGCGGGGTGTATTTAAAAAATGACGCCAGATACGTAGGAATGTTGGTCCGTGGAGCGGGAGAAGGGTTTAACCTTATCGTACCTGTTCGCAGGATGGTCGAATATTGCGAAAAACATAATATTATGTGGGCGCTAGACGCTGGGGTTGCAATGCCAAGCGATGAGGACTTGATGAAAATGCCCGTTGAAAACACGCCCAAGCAAAAGGACGAGGCTAAAGACGAAGAAAAGGAAGCAACTAAAAAGATGTTTCCGTTCATGCTTCGTGTAATTTACCCAAAGGTTTTGATTTTAAAGGAAAAAGAGTGACATGAAGAAATTAGTAGTAATTTTGTTTGCTGGCGCTTTTGTAATCGGCTGTAACTGGGGAAATTCCGGATGTCCGGACTGTTCCTGCGAGGCGGGCTGTTGTTCATCCGACAGTTGCTCAGTTGTCGATTGCGACTGCGTGTGCAAAAAATAATATTTCCACACCTAGTCTCTTAAGGAGATTACGGGGTGCCAAGGGGATGACCAAGGTGGAGTAACGACGTAACGCGTGCTTGCGGGTGCGCGTTGCGTCTTTCCTTTATGTGGTAGTATTTGCCGATGTTTATAAATATTAAAAAATTAAAGCACGCTGATTTAATTACTAAAATCTACCCCACCGCGCTTAAGGAATTTAACAAGTTCGGAAGTAGAAAGTTCCACCCTTGGGCGGTTACTAAAGATGCTCCAGAGGTTATTCACAATGGAAAATGGATGGTTCGCGTCCTTTACGCAGACGGGAGGTTTCTCTTCAACTCTCCCTCTGACTACCCCAAGACCACCTCACTACTCAGCAAAATAGATCAGAGCCACCTTCATGGAGTCGGGTTTAGCTGGCTTAGGGCTGGCGCGCATATATATCCCCATACTGGTTACATTGCGGATAATCGGATCATACGATCCCACTTAGCTCTATCTGTGCCAAGCCCTACTCGGGACGGGTTGATAATTCCCGAAAAGGACTGTTGGCTAAGGGTTGGCGGAGAAACGAAGACTTGGAAAGAGGGGGGACTGCTTATATTTGATGACACAATTGAGCACGAAGCGCAAAATAACACCGACAAGGACAGAGTAGTAATGATATTCGATTTTTACGAGGACGCTTTTACCAGTCCCGTGTAATTTATCTTATGAGTAGCACATGGAGTTCGGGAGCTGGTAAGTTTATTAAAAAGGATCCAGACCACGGTAAATTATGGAGGAGATTGAGACATTGGTTTTGCAAGGTCGGCCTGTGTAATTTCGATAAATGCAAGTGCGACTGTCACGACAAGGGAGAGAAGGAAGAGGCTCCAGAAGGAGAGCCGAGCCCAAAAGTCAGAAAAAAAGTTTTTGATGCCGGCAGGGGTGGCTGGGTCTGGGAGGACTAATAAAGCCCGCCTCTCACTATTGTCATCTCCGTCCTTCTGTCCATTATGAACCCTTCTTCGTATAGATAGCTCACAATATGATCCGCCTCCTTCTCGGGGAGCTCTTCAGTACAGTCGTATATGTAAATCTTGTCTTTTTGCCAATGCCCCATTTTATCGTAGTGTATTTCTACGATATTATTGTTGACTACCAACTTTTCTATCCCGTCGCGCATTGTTCCTCTTTTTTTATTAGTATATCACTGCTAGTCCTTCTATATCTCCTATTGGTAACATTCCATGCCAAGATTCAGCCCTATTGTCGCCAATAACCCATACGTGTCCTTCTATAACCTTCTCTTCCTCATGGCTTGTCATTTCTACTTTTCCTTTTCCAAACGGGTCTTCTAATTCTTTTCCGTTCAAATATACGACCCCCTCTCTAACCTCTATAGTGTCTCCGGGCAAACCTATAATTCTTTTAGAGAGCGTCTCCCCGGACTTCACATCGTCAATAATAACAACGTCGTATCTGTCTGGCGTCCACCCCTCTTTCATGGCAGATCTTTTTTGCATTATAATCCACTCCCCATTGCTGATGGTAGGCTGCATGCTAATACCATGATTATAAATAAATCCATATTTATAGCCGAAGGACAGGTACCAAGCTAACAAAACAACAGCCACCAGCCAGAGAGGGTGCCTCAGGCATTTTGGAACACGTTTCATTCTTCTTATTATAGCGTAGCTTTCTTTATTTTCATAAGAAATAAATGATTGTGTAATTCATTACGTGAATCACCTACTGAAAGCCAAGGCCAAGCTGTGCAGAACTCGCTGTAGAGTGTTGGGCTTTGAAATTGAGATTGTCGACTGCGAAAAAGACCTAGTTTTGCTCGTAAACAAAAAAAAAGAAAAGGTTGCTGCTATTGGCCTATGCGGAGCAGGAGAGGGTAAAGCCAAGATGGAGAGCTTCGTGATAGACGTCAGAAAATGGATGTGGGCGGAAGCAGAGGGCTTTTCAATGGAGCAAATGGTTGACCCAAAATCCCAGCTTAGAGATAGTATTTTTCTGCGGTCCCCGCTTGAGGATCTCCCAGAATTACTAAAATGACAAAAGTTCTGGACTTTATGGTAGAATTCCACTACTATATTAACTAGAAGCATGAGCGGTAAAACCCCAGACCTTGAACAAGCCCTGATTCTACTCGATCAAGTTGTCGAAAAGAGCGGCATCGACGATAGGCTTGAACGTGAGGCTAGTCTTCTGCAAGGGCAACCCCTTGGCGGCGGAGATGGGTGGATCACCCATCACCTTAAATTAGTTAAGCAACTTTTAGAAAATCATAAAAATGCCGAAAATAAAAAATAAAGAAAAATGCTATGTAATTCGTGATAAGAAGGGTTACATTTACGGAGCCTTCCCGTTTACAGAGGAGGGTGAGGTCATGGCGGAAAAACATAGAAAAAAAATACAGGCGGAGGGCGAAAAGCTTTTCTTAGAAGAAAGATAAATAATGGAAGCTCCCGTTTTAGAAGTAATACTTTGGTTTATTGGCTCTTTTTTAGTGTCGATGTATCTTGGCAGAGAGCCAGAGGTAGACCAAAATGAAATTTTTGAGTATTATTCCAATAATGATGATGTTGACGGGTGTAAATAATGACATGGTTAAGGTTACAGTTATTCGCCCTTATAAGATTAAGGGTGAAGCCTCATGTGAAAGATGCGATCTCTCTTACTCGAAGAGGGATTACGACATCCTTTATAAATCCCGCAAGCTTGTCTATTTCAACATAACCATAAATGATAAAACCCGTTTTATTTGCCATGATTGTTTTTATAAATTTTTAAAAAAAAAGTCAGTAGAGATAGGGTATGAAGATTTCCATGTAGAAGTAAAAGACGCGAATAAGAAATTCGTAATTACGGTGACCAACAAACTCGAGGACGATGACGACGAGGATAATTCTGATTTTTTAATATGAGCAATAAAGAACTTGACGAACTAGCTAAAGAGGTCGAACTATTAAATGAATCCATGAATTGGTGGCAAGCCCAATCTGAAAAAGCGATGGATGAGGCTTGGGAACTAAGCGATGAGGAGACCGACGTAAAAAAACTAGAGAGCCTAGAAAAGAGACTAGAGTATCTAGAAAAAAAAGGCCACTTCGAGGCGGCCCAAGTAAAAGAGTTCGACAAAAAGCTTGCAAAATATTTTACAAAAAGGATGAGAGAATGCCAAAAAAGAAAAACCCAAGACGAATAGAACTAGACGCCAGCAACGATAATATAATCGACATGGTGCGACTGCACGGCTGGAGAGAGAACAAGCGGCGAAAGGCTGGTCAATCCCTTAATTATAGATTGTGCTTTTGCAAAAAGGACAACGTCGAAAGCGATTATTATCAAGCCCAATCCGTAGGGCACTTTAAGTCTTTCCTTTCCAAGACTCGAGTGCCAGACGAGATAATGCTCGATCATAATGCAGAAGGAAGCGAGGAGTGCGCCGACTGGCTCATAAAGGTCTGCGACTCCCTCAAAAAATGGCTCCCAAACGTCTATACCCGTGACGAGGGGATCAAGAAAAAGTTGGACAAATACGCTAAGCAACAAAAAAGGATACAGAAAAGAAGAAAGAAACCCTACTTTTCATAATAGATATGGCGGCTAAAAAGAAAAAACAAGCAAAGAAAAAGGACGAGAACCTCTTCACCTTTAAGAACTCCAAAGGTATAGAGTATGTTGTGCTATTCAAGAAGCCTCACGGCAAACATTACGACGACGCAGACGGTGTGTGTTATGCTCCAGACGATAAAAGACCCCGCATATACATTAACCCCTATTTGACAAAACAGTCAGAACTGAACACCTGCATACACGAATTTGCCCACGCATTTTTTTGGGACAAGACGGAGAGGTCAGTGACGACATTTGCGAATGCTCTCAGTCGATTCCTTTACCAAGAGTGTTCTTGGAGAAAAATTGAGCGTTCCGGAAAAAGAGCATACAAAGGCAAATAAACGACACCCCTTGACTTCCCTCGAAAAAAAGCTTAGCTTTCCATATGGTTGATTACCAATCACTAAGCGAAAAACACCTCTGCCGCCTCCTCCAAGAAGGAGACTCTAAAGCTTTTGACTTTGTCTATTGCAAGCATAATGACAGAGTAAGGTCTTTTATATTATCGAAATGCGGCGATTACTGTCTTGCCGAAGAGATAGCGCAAATAACTTGGATAAAAGTCTGGAAAAAAATTGGTCTTTTTCAAGGTAAAAGCAAGCTGTTGACTTGGATTATCAGAATAGCCTTTAATACGTTCTACGACTACGTAAGGAAAAGGAAGAGAGAAGTCTTCTTCGAGGACGTCAGCCTGTCCAGCGAAAATTGCGGCGACGAGTCAGGGCAAGAGTTCCTCTTGGCTAAAATTCGCCCAGAAATAGGAACGCCAGCCAAAAATTTGGAGGAAAAAGATGGATTTTTATTTAAGTCTAAAAAATTTAATAAAATAATGGGATCCTTGTCAAAGGAGAAACAGCAAATAGCCGATCTAGTTTTGGTAAGAGGAATGACTTACGAAGAGGCTTCCCGTGAGGCCAATGTTCCAGTTGGGACGGTCATGTCGAGAGTTTACTATTTGAGGAAAGAGCTTCGAAGAACCGACTGGAATGTTTAATTTAAACCAAGTCAAGGTAGAGTATCCGTTGCCGATACCGGAAGAGTTAGCGGAAGAAATGGAAAACCCCCCCGACTGGAAGGAGGCGCTGTTCCAGTTCAGCGAGAACCAGAGCCTTTCCGAGAATTTTTTTAGCACCTTTTCGATAGAGTCAGACGGCCAGATCTACGAAGAGAAGATGGACTTCAAAGTGATAGAAGGAGATTCCCTAGAGACCTTCCCCGTGGGTATAGAAAAAAAAGAGTACACAGGAGAGCTGATCTTGCACGGGGTACATTTAGAGGACAAATACGATTTCGTTATCTCATTCAAAACCCTATTCTGGAAGGGGGATTTAAAAGAAATTGAACTCCTTGAATGGGAAAAAAATAAAAATACAGAACGAGTAGAGTCGCAAGAGCGAGCACGAGAACAGTTGAGCGAAGAGGTCGCCGCCAAAAAGAAGTGGTGGTACAAGCCTCTATGGTATGTCAGTTTCGTAATAAGATTTTTCCTAGTGCTTTTTGCTAGAATTTTGGGCTTTTTCCTCAAGATAGTCTCCGACATTGAAGCTCGCCTTGCGCGCTGACAGTATCATTATACTTATATATAACACTTAAAACGTGTAAATACTTATATGTCATGCTGTGGACAAAGCCACGATAAAAATATGGATGAAGCCATTCAGCTTTTTGAAAGAATAGGCGAGGAGTCTCTTCTATTAATAAATAAAAATAGAAATGAAAAAAACGAGACTTGGGAAAAAGCTGTTGAAATAAACAAGATTGCCCGAAAAGGGCACGGTATTTTAAAAAACCCCCAATGATCCCTTGACCTTTTCGCACAAAGGGCTTATCATTGAACAGTGTCCGAACTATATGAAATAGTGTACAGCGGTACACCCGTTAGGGTTGTTGTTGCTGATAACTTCGTGGAGGTGGCCCAAAAGGCTGCTTATTGGTATAACAAAAAAAAGAAAGCTAAAAGAGCTAGTGTTGATATAGTAAAAAAACTCCCCTCAGTCCCACACATACACATCGACGAGAAGGGTGCCTTTTTTTATCCGATTTCAAAAAAAGACGGAGACGTCAAATTTGTGCGCCTAAAATCCAAAGAGCTTAAGGACGGACTTGACGAGGTAAAAAAGAGAAAAATCCACCGCCGCGACAACTCAAGAGGGGCCTCCAAGAAGCTGACGGAAATAAGAAAGTGTTACGAAGCATTCGAAAAGCTTCGAGACGTTTTGGAAGGGTTCTCGTGGAAAGGCTTCGATTCGCTTAGGCTTAAAACTAGCACTGTACCAACAGATTTATACCTAAAAAGAGGCAGCAGACAGTTGCTATTTAACGCCCAGTGGATCAAACTCACCGCCGAAAAAGACATCGCCGCAAAGCTGCGCTCCTTTGTCCAGCGCTCATGACGAAAGCTAGTGTAAAAATTAGCAATGCTTTCTTACGCGGAAATTCGTGCTATTTTGTTTTCTTTGCAAAAGCATTACGAAGAGCGAGAAGGCACAAAGGCTAACATGGACATGGAGTTCCTCTCTAGTTCTAAATGGATTTTGCGGGATGTTAACAGGAAAGTAATAGAAAAAATCAAAAGGAAACATGGTAGAAATTAAAGTTAAAAAAGGTGAACCAGTTGAAAGAGCCCTAAGACGCTTGAAGAAAAAAGTGAGCAGGGAAGGCATAATCAATATCATCCGAGACAAAAGGTATTACGAGAAGCCTAGTAGAAAAAAATACCGAAAAGCCCGCAATGCCAAATATGCAGCTAAGATGCAGTCCCTAAGAGAAGCTTACGAGAACGGCAGTTACAGACCCTCTAAACATGAAGCAGAGAAACTTGCTTAATAAAACCCGAACCTACCTCGTAGGTCATATGCAATATGCCAGTGGGAGAGACTGGAGAGAGCAGGTCACAGAAGAACTTACCCCCCTCGGCATTAGGGTATTTAACCCATACGAGAAGCCCTTTGTTAAGGACGTAAAGGAAGATGAGGACACCCGCCTTTCATTGGATCACTGTCAAAAACACGGCTATTTTAATGATGTAGCAGAAAGAATGAAGCTTGTTCGCAGTTACGACTTGAATCTCGTCGATAGAAGCGATTTTATTATAGCTCATTTGTTGCCAGATGTTGCAAGCTGGGGTAGCGCAGAAGAACTCGTTACCGCTGTCAGAATGAAAAAACCAATTTTTATTTCCATGGAAGGCGGCAAACACAAAACCCCGCTTTGGATGATGGGAATGATGCCTCATCATTATATTTACGACTCGATAGAGGAGGTCACGGAGATGGTCAAGAGGATAGACGATGGTAGTAAAAAAATAGATAGCGACAGGTGGAGACTCTTAAGGGAGGAGCTTAGGTAGGTTCGTGAAAATAGTAATAGAAATTGAGAGCGGAGAAGTTAAGGGGCCGGAATATAGCCCCTATGAGAAGAAGTGGTGGGACGAGCACGACACGACAAGCGAGCACGGAGGGGTATAATTGAGTGGCAAAGATAAATTAAGCTGGAGAAACAGGCTAAAACTCTGCTGGGAAGTATTCTGTTGTGGCAAATACGACCCTAGAGATTATAAAACTATAAGAGAAGAAGAAGCGTGGGAAAGATGTGAGCAAATGAGAAAAGAATTAGATTCAGGTAATCGAAGAAGGGGAGCATTTCGCTATTCAGACCCGATGGACGAACAATGACCGATAAAGAGCTAGAAGAAAGAGCGGAGGAGGCTAAACTCTTGGGGGATAATGATCTTGCAGCAGTATTATATACATATCTAGGGTCAAAACACGCAGGTATGGGCAGCGAATTTGCAAGGTATTGTCAGACCTTCGCTAAAGAGGGCGTTAAGGAAATAGAAATGTATAATAGCAGCAGAAACAACTAATATAATATAAGTTGAAATTCTTATTTCCATTAGTCAAGCGATTCATAGCGGGTTATGATCTTAATTCCGCGAAAAACTCCATAAATAAGCTATTAGATGACGGATACGAGGTTTCCGTTGATTACGTTGGAGAGCATAGTAAGACCATCCGTGATTGCACCTCGGCCTTCAAACAGTATCTTAAAATAATTAAATATTATAACGGCAGGAATATAGACATTTCCGTTAAACCCACTCAACTAGGGATGCTCATAAACCCTTATATTTCTTGGCGTTACGTAATGAGGATAGCTCAGAGGGCCAAAGAGAACGGGCATACGATACGCTTAGACATGGAAGACACCAACGTGACCGAGCTAACCAGAAACCTCGCAATCTCCTTAAATAAAAAATATGGCAATGTGGGAGTAGCCATACAAGCTAATCTTTGCAGAACTTGGGTGGACATTGACTATCTAATAGAGAATAAGGTTTCAATTAGATTAGTGAAGGGAGCCTACAAGGGGGACATAGAAGAGTCTGGGATACCACTGAATCAAGCTTTTTGCAATATGGCTCATCATCTAAAACTGCAAGGCGCAAATAAACCAGCGATTGCCACGCATGACGAAAAACTATTAAATAAAATTACATCATCCGAACACGTATACGATTATGAATTTCTTTACGGCGTCAGACGAGACTTGCAAAGAGACTTAAAAAATAAAGGATACAGGGTTAGAATTTATATACCATTCGGCGAACACTGGTTACCCTATGTTATAAGAAGATTAAAAGAATGGAAAAACCTCAAGTTTGTTTCGTATAATATAATAAAGGAATGTATTAGATGGAAAAGAAACTAGAACTAACGAAAATAAGAGAGTCCTCTGTCGAGGAATTAAGAGCCTCATTTAACAGACTACCACGAACAGAGCATAAGGACGGCGAGTTCAGGCTCAGGCGTTATTCCGTAATTGAGCTTCGCACCAGCTTTTGGGGCGCAAAAGAGGAGGCGGAAATAACGCACCTTCCCGTCAAAGACTTTACGCAAAGCGAGGAGTACAATAATCACCAAGGAGGAATGAAGCGCATATTTGAAAATATTGAAGAAGAAGTGCTGCAAAGCGACGGGTTCAAGGAGGTTTGTCTTATCTTCAGAAACGCAAATAATATGATAGACGGGCAGGAGATTGACGTTCATCAGATGCGCTGTGTTACCCTAAACGGAGAGTCCGAGCTTGCGCCAGAAGGCGTTCACCAAGATGGCTTTGACCGAATAGGCATGATTTCAATAGACAGACACAACATTAGCGGTGGGGCGGTGCATCTTTATGAAAATAGATATGAGGTTGACCAAGGTGGGCCACTCAACACGCATGAAAGGGAGCCATTTCTAAGATATGTGCTTGATGATGGCGAAATGGTAATGATAGACGATAAAAAGCTATGGCACTGGGGAAGCCCAGTGGTGGCAAATACAACCCAACAGGGACACCTAGATATGTTCATTTTGTGCGCTCATACGTCTTGATTTCCAAAGATAAACGGTTTAGAATAGGATTATGAATAGGAGAGAGTTCATTAAGGCATCAGTACCCGCAGCGATCCTACCCGCCATCGCAATCACTTGTAAATATGAGGATGATGAAAAGGGGCCAGAAAAGGAGTCCAAGGCTTGGCCTTATCGAGTCTACTGTTACGAGAGAGAGCAGGGCGAGTGGACGTTTAGCGAAAACATTAGAGGCAGCTTTGCTTACCAGAGAGAGTACATGACCTTTGAAGAAGATGAGGGCTGGCCTTATGCTGGCTGGATGGATGGCGGCAAACTACATTTTGTGACGCTTGAAGACGCTCAAAACTTTGTTGATTGTCACGTTAGAACCAAGGATGACGTTAACCTTGTAGATTCTATCTATGACATTTACTATTTGGATTTGGATAATCTTGAATATGAGTCTGTGCAGCCCAGAGAGCTTCACGTTGCCCACTATTGGTTTAACGGAGATACAGGAAGGCAAATAAACTGGGCCGCAAATAAACCACGCACTGATTGGGGTAAAGTAGGGTGTGCTTAACGGACTTTGAAAAATGGCATCCCCGCCTTGTAGGCGACGAGTTGCTTACGCTGGAAAAGTCCTTGGAGCAGATGAAGGGCTTCACTCTTCGTCAAGACGAGGTTCCGTTTATTATCCAGTTAGTAGAAAACCCGCGCTATGACGTTGGACTTTTCGCTGGCAATGTTGACTTGTTTACGCATGATTGCATACACATTCTTTTGGGGCGAGGGCTTTTAGTAAAAGATGAGGCGTTTGTGATAGGATACACTATGGGCAGCACAAAGAAGATGCACAGAGTTCGCAAGAATCTCTTCATGTTTTGCTCCAAATATCTATACCCGAAAGAGTATAAGTTTGGGGAGGAGGAGAGGTTCGTCTTCAACTTGGCCGTTGCTGCTGGAAATAAATGCGAAGTAGATTTATCCAAAGTAAACTTTAAGGAGCTACTGGATTATAGAGTAGAAGAAATAAGATTCCTTTTGGGAGTGGGGGAAAACCTGTTGGGGTCATGCTATTCTTTGGAGAGAAAACTTTACCCTGCTAGTCACGAAAGCAGGAGACTCACATGAAACAGTTATACAAACATCACGCGCTGGGCTGGTTGGGCGCACTTTTAGTGTTGTGTGGATACTACCTCAATGCAAATATGAGCGAACATTGTTGGCTTGTGTGGATTATTGGGAACAGCTTGGTCGGATTATATTGCGTAGAGAAAAGAGCATGGCCCACGGCGGCAATGTCCTTTGCTCTGGTAACTATGAACATCTACGGCTATATTAAGTGGATAAATTAAATGTACAAATATAAATGTAAGCTAGTAAGAGTAATCGACGGCGACACCGTTGATGCTATGGTTGACCTTGGGTTTGATATTTGGGTTAAAAAACGCATTAGGCTCGCTGGCATAGACACTCCCGAAATTCGCACCAGAAATAAAGAAGAAAAGAAAAAAGGGTTTGTAGCTAAAAAGATACTTGAAGACGCAATCGCCGCGAACAAGGATGAATTTTTGCTCATTTCTCATGGGGTTGGCAAATATGGGAGATGCATAGGAGAGTTGCACATCACTGGCTACTACTTTCGATGCGAAAACTACGAAGGGAAAATAATAAACGAAATGATGGTAGCTGGAGGATGGGCGAAGAAAATATAAGCTATCTGTTTGATGTTGACGGGACGCTGACTCTCCCTCAAAAAAGTATGCAAGCGGGCCACATCATTGGCTTCCTCTCTTGGATGAAAGAGAAAGACGTTTACATAGTTGCTGGCAGTGGCATCGACAAGATAGAAAGCCAAATAGCAAATAGCATACTTAAAAGGCTCGAAGGCGTTTTTTGCAGCATGGCTAACGAGTTTTGGGTTATTAACGGCAAGAGAGAGTTGGTTTACCGAAACGAATGGAAGCCGCCCATCGAGCTTCTTTCGGATTTGTGTAAGTTCCAAATGAGTTCTCCGTATCTCGTTAAGAAAAATAACTATTTAGAACAGAGAACGGGTATGGTGAATTTTTCCGTAGCAGGGAGAGATTCAAATATAGAAGAAAGGAAGGTTTATTTTGAATGGGATAAGGAGCATGGCGAAAGACAGGCCATCGCGTCCAGCTTGAGAGACAAATATCCAAATATAGAGATTCTTATAGGTGGCGAAATAAGCATGGACATACAGCCCAAGGGGAAAAACAAATCACTTGCAAGCAAATATATTCGTGCTAATATGGGGGGTAGGATGATGTTTTTTGGAGACAAGGTTTGCGAAGGGGGTAACGACTACGATATAGCCAAGGACATTATACTTAACGGTGACGGGGAGGTCTTTCCGGTTACAGGGCCAGACCAGACAATGAAAATTTTGGAGAATCTATGAGAGTAATAGTAAACTTAACAGACGAAGAAATAAATAAAGCTAAAGGACTAGCGAAGAAACGAAACGAAAAAGAAAAATACTTTGGTCGCGGTAGACACGGGCATCTTTCTGACAAAGCTGGTAGCTCCGAAGCGTCACACGCAGCGGGACTAATAGCAGAAATAGCGGTAGCCAAGCATTTCGGAGTCCAAATAGACGAAAGGATTTTCGATAAGCACGGTGATGATGGCTACGACATGGTAATAGATGCGTTGGGCGGCAAAGTTGACGTAAAATCATTTATTGACCACGGGAACGGGATGGTTATGAAAGACCCGCACCTAAAAGTGCCGTGTGAAAAAAAGAAAGACCTTGAGAAGATGAAAAACGTGGATGTTTACTTGGGTGTTTGCTATGAGAAAAAAAAGCCAAAAGAAGTGCATCTTTTTGGTTGGGAGACAAAGGACAACCTACTTAAAAAAGGGAGAAAAAAACGCTATGGTCAGCAATACCCCCTAAACTATGTATTGTATGAAAACGAACTCAACCCAATCCCTACCCACTAGATTACCTTGGGAAGAATATGCCCTAACCATAGCTAAAGCCGCCTCGTTACGCAGCCAAGACCCGTACATGAAGGTTGGGGCTTGCGCTCTAAATAAAGAGAACATGGTTCTTGGTCTTGGTTACAATGGTTTAGCGTCAGGCGTAAACCCCACCGAAGATTTTTGGTCTGATAGGAATAACAGGCGCAAATATATGATTCATGCCGAGGCTAACTGTATGTCGCTGTTCAAGAAGGGGGAAGCTAGGCTTATTGCCGTTACATTATTACCTTGCTCTTATTGCGCGACGATGATAGCGGCTTACGGCATCCCCCTTGTCGTTTACTCCGAAGAATACGAGAGAGATGTTCAAGCTAGGGAGATTTTTAATTATTACAAAATAGAATTACGCAAAATAATGCTTGACTGAACTTTAGAACTCCTTTAATATAGGAGTATGCAAGCACAACTCGACTTCATAGGAACCCCGCAAGTCAAAAAAACGGGTCAGCACCAATTCTCCTTGTGGGACAGCGATTGGAAACCCACAAAGATTCGCAATGACGTAGATTTCGCCAAGGTTGACGCCTTGTTTAACTCATTCGATGCGGAGGAAGTTGAACGGTATAAGAGTTACTGGGAAAGCATAAAACCCAAGAACGATACGGAGGTGTTCCAGCGTTGGCTTTTTGCATTTATGTCCGTCCATACCAGTTGGGAATCCAACGTGAGAGGCTACGAAGCCGTTAAGGGTTGGACTAAATGGGTGAACCGCGATGACGAGCTTGAACGACTACTCGTTGAGAGTCGAGTAGGCTTGCATAAAAATCGTACAAGATTTGTCTCGCAGTTCGCCCACAAATTTTGGAGTGACCCCGATTGGTATAAGTACCAAGGAGGCAACTGGCAAACATTCCGCGATAGACTTGTGAAAAACATACTTGGACTTGGGATTGCCAAAGTGTCGTTTGGTCTTGAAATGATTTATCCCAATCAAGCGGAAGTGACCTGTATGGATACTCACCTGTTTCAAGCGTATGGCTTGAGCCAAACCAAGGATGCTCGACGCTACAAAGAGATTGAGGATTATTGGTTGGGGATGTGTCGTATGTGGAATGTACCCTCGACTATTGCCAGAGCAATCTTGTGGGACAGAAAGCAAGAGCAGACTGATAGCAGATATTGGAGCTATGTATTGGAGGATTAAATGACCGATAAACAAATACTTGAAGAACTACATCGTCGATTACAAGATTATTGCTCCAGCTTTAGGAGAGAGGGTCATCTTGGTGTTAACCGATATGATATTAAAGATTTTATCGAACAAGAATGGAGCAAGAGAGACGAAGTGGTATGTTCCAAAATGGAACCAACCTCTGCCTCGGCCACGAAAGAACAGTTGGAGGATTAAATTATGAAAAATTACAACGGCAAACATCACATCGAACAAGATTCGAGCTGGGATGCCGAAAAGTGCCCAGCAACAAAAACTTGGTGGAAAACAAAAATGACTACCCTGAAAACGTGGACAATGTATAAGCAAGTCGATGGTAAATGGACTGGAAACAATTACAGAGCAGGATACCAGACTCCCGTTGGACACTATAAGAACGAAAAAGAAGCCCGTAAAGCTCTTGCAACTAACTAACTAAAAAGAAAGACCAAGCACTATCGGATACAAAATACCAGACCTAAAAGCAGATATTAAAAAAGATATTCGTAATTATATTGATGATAATGGATATAAAGATTGGCATTACAGCAGTCACGGTGAACGAATCGACGAGATTAACGACATTGTAGACAAACACTTTGAAAAGATAGAACGATGAATATTACAAATTACCTAGAAGAACATTACCCGCATGACCTTGACAAGATTTTGCTTGCGGATGGATTTGAGGAAGCGTTCATGGGGGTAGTGGAGAGCTTTGGCACAGCACCAAAGGCTTGCTATAATTATGATGGTTGTATTAATATACTTACGGCAGACGGCGGCTTCCCATCACAAACAGGCATGACCTACGACGAAGCAGTAGAGTATTTAGAATTTAATGTGACACAAGCATACGTTGGTGAACACACGCCAGCATTTATTAGATTAGATTTGGGAGAACAAAAACTATGAGCAACAAAGAAGAAAATAGAAAATTAACCCTTGACCACATGGTTGACGAAAAATTTGCAGAGATATATTTTCTTGCCAAAGAAGAATACGAGATAGAAGATGAATCTCAAGAGGAACAACTTCTATATGATACGTTGAATAAATTTAAATTAAAATTAAAAACAAAATGTAAAAATCATTTCTCGACAACAACCCCATCACCAGAATGAAAAAAGAAGAATACGAAATTGTTGAACGCTCAAGCGGATACTGGATTACCGATAGCTTTGGGGTACTTAATGGCCCATACGACACAGTAAACGAAGCGGAGGATGATATACCGAGGCAAGCGGCGTTGCAATACCCATTACCATTAGATTTAGAAAGGGAAAATGACTAAATATATATACGAATCAAAAGGCGTAGAGTGTCCCGAATGCGGCGAACTTACGCACGAATTGTTCAACGTCGAATCTAAAAGCGGCCAAGAGGTTTTACTATGCGATGCGTGTAAACCGGATATTCCGAAAAAGATACAAGAGGGTTGGTATCGAGGGGGAATTAACGAATGAAATTGCAACCGTCAAACCCAAACAACCCAAGACCATCAAAGATTCAGTTGGTCGAACAGACTCTTGCAGCAGCCCGACCTTGGGGGCTTGAAGCTGAAGTGATGTGGAGTGCGTTAAATGCGGCGGTAGAAGCAAATCCCACCGAGAGGAGGTCGTTTGAAGACGCGCTAGAATACGCGCTATCAGAATGGGATATTGATACAGAGAGGGACAAGGAAGTTAGCTGGGGAAAAGGAAAAAAGAAAGGAGAATAGGTTATGGAAATATTTTTAATTATTTATTTAATTGCAGTCACGATGTTACCAATTATACCGATAGCGTTGACAGCTATGATTGTTACTGGCATAGCCGATGTGATTTTTAGAAAAAAGTAGCTTGACTTTCTTAAAAAACCTGTTATATTAGAGATATGA